AGAAATTGATTGTCCACGTTTCCAATGCTCCTTTAGACAGAGTATTGATATTCACTCCGTTTTCATCCCCCATAAGGTCAATTTCGGCATTCACAACACATTCTTTATTTAACTGTGCCAAGATACGCATAAATTGCAAACTGAAAGAATCACCCTTTTTATTGAAAAGAAGTTGATTATCTTGCAATGTTGTCACTGCCTGCAAAATTACAAACCGTCTCAAATATGGATTCGGGTACACTATAATCAAACCCGCTTTAACAGCCTTTTCCATCTCTTTTTCGCTCGGTATATGCTGTAATTTATCACCACCAATAGTTTTGTTTGTCGCGGGCACATAAGGCGGTTTACCGGACACTCTACCGATTATCTGACACAAATTATAAAGTACCCCCCACCAACGCACCTTTGTAGCTACTAAATCGCTGGCAGTACCAATACCACCATGCACACATGAAACCCAAGCACTATTGAAAGAGCGGGCCATAGCCAAAGAATCATTATATTTTTCTTTATTAGGATAAGCACCTACAAAGACAAATTTGTCAAACTTGGCCTGATTATTTCTATGTGAAATAACTTTCAAATTAATTGAACCTGCTCCGTTTTCACCTATCTGATCAGTAAATACAATGTTATAATCCAAATCTTGAATTTGATTTAAAACATCATCGATGTCGGTAGATTTGTAATCTTCTGTGGCCCCTGTAGCTACTTTATATCCGGCATTATCAGTAAGGTCGTCCGAATCAACAGTTCCGTCACCTTTTATTTCAGTGCTTGCGTCTAAAATAAATCTGGCTCCAAAATTATCATCGGTTTCACACCATTGTACTAACTCGGCTAAATTAGTGCATTCAGGAGACTGACAAATCAAAATAGGATCAGATTGTGCAACTGTCAACTCATCAAAAGACATTACAACACCAGTCACAGGATCAGTCCATTCACCTGTATATGTTCCTCTCCAAAACTGCATCACAAATGCATTCGGATCATCAGTACCGGGTATTACTGTAAAAGCATATCCAAATTTCAAATATTCCCCATCTAAAACACCGTTAGCGTTTAACCCCTCATCTATCGTCTTAATAACGATGTTACCTCCATTTGCTCCCCCACCAGTAGGTGCAAAAGTCATTGTTGCTGGGGTAGTAGTACAAGCACGTACATACAAAAGATTGCTAATACCAACCGCATCTGGATTATAAGGGTCCGGAGTAAAAAGAGCCTCAGCGACTTTCCAAAATAACCCTCCTTTTACAAATTCCCTAAAAGAAGGTAAATCAGTAAAAGAATATACAGCATCCAACCCCTGTTTTCCTGCTCCATTTATACCAGAACCTCCACCAAATCCAGCTCCATAAACTCCCGTGTCAATAAGCAATACCGTCCCATAATCTAAATTACGGGTAGCACTGTTATCACCGGAAGTTATTGTGGAATAAATGCCGGGTAGAGTTCTCATTTTTCCATTAAAATAGACACTCGTTGCCATGTTTAAAATATTTAATTTTTAAATAAACTTTCTTTATTCAGGGAATAAAATTAATAAAAAACAGTCATTTTAAAATTTAATGAATCTCAATTCTTTATAAGAATTAAGGAAGTGGGGATTTCTCCCCACTAACCTAACTTAAACTCCAGTTAATATTACTCTTGACAGTAAAGCTCTTAGTTTCGCCACCTGAACCAAAAGACAAATTAGTTGGAGTGACATCGATATACAGAATCTTAGCTGTTAAAGTCACTGCACCTGTACAAGTAAATGTATAAGAAAGGTCTGAACTTACTTTCGTTGATCCATTATACCAACCGTCAAACTTATCTCCACTATTACTTAATGTACATTTAACTGTAACAGAAGCCCCGTAATTGTAAGTACCACCACCGCTAACAGTACCTCTTCCAGCACTTGTACTATCCAAAGCTACACCAATAGAATAACTTCTTAAAGTTCTAGTACCTTTCGCGGTAAATGTTCGGTTGGCTTGTACATTTGTCGGTACAATAGTGGCAGCACTTTGTATTTTATTAGCACCTTCATACCAACCATCAAAACTGTAGGTGTATTGAGCTGTAGTAGCCATAACAGTGGCCGTAGAACCTGCACCATTCGAACCATAATTAACATTTTCCGAAGCTCTAGAAACTGTTGAAATATAATCCCCTTTAACGTAAGTAATTGTATACTGTCTCAAAGTTCTGGTACATTTGGCGGTCAACGTCATGTTAGCCGTGACATTTGTAGGTGCATAAGTGGCTGCTGATGTAAGTTTACTAGCCCCATTATACCAACCATCAACTGCATAACTATACTGAGCCGTAGTAGCTAAAGGAGTTATAGTTGATCCCGCGGCATTTCCACCATAAGCAACTCTTTCAGAAGTCCTGCTTAAACTTCCTACATAATCTCCAGCACTATACGTTACAGTAAAATAACGTCTAGTAAATCTAGCATATACCGTTTGACTTCCAGTTACAGTGAACGAATATGAAGCCGAAGAACTCAGTAATGAACCTCCTGAAGGACCAGCAGAGAACCATCCATCAAACTGATAACCTGTGGCAGGAATAGCTGTTACTGTAGTAGAACTACCATGACTTACAGTGCCACCACCTGATACAGTACCACCAGTTGTTCCAGCAGTATAATTACCAGTACCGTCTGTGGTACGATAATATGCACTAGGTGTAACAGTATAAGAATTTAATGTGGCCTGAGCCGTTAATGTCATATTGGCCGTTACTCCAGTAGGAGCGTAAGTCAACGAAGTTGAAACTCTAGTCGATCCATTATACCAACCGCTGAATGTATAACCAGTTGTAACTGTAGCAGTACATCCTAAAGCATTTCCATTGTAAATAACAGATTCAGACGTTCTACTGATCGTTGCAACACCTGTGCCCTTAACATAAGACACCGTATAGTAATTATCCGTGTATTCTGCGGTATAAGACGCATTACCTGTTACCGTAATTTTACGTGAAGCAGTCGTAACTCCATCAGACCATTTAGAGAACGTTTTACCCGTTATCGTGTTAGCCGTTAATGTTACTTCAGTTCCATAGTTATAAGTACCGCTTCCACTACCATTTGTTACCGTAATAGTATAACGGTTAATTGTAGCAGTTCCACGTGCTTCAAATGTTCTAGCAGCTGTAATATTACTTACAGACAATGCTAAAGCGGTAGAAATTTGTGTAGAACCTTCATACCAGCCAGCAAATGAATATGTGTACTGTGCAGTATTAGCCGGAAGAGCAGCCGTACATGTAGCAGTTCCTCCATAAGTTACTGTTTCACTTGTCTTAGTTATCGATGCAATATTTGCGTTCTTAGTATAGGATACAGTGTAACTCAGTTTTTCAAAATGAGCTGTAATATTTCTACCCTGATACCATGTAAAATCATCTGGATTGACGATAGATGTTTCTGTTTCATCACCAGTTGGAGAACTAAATGGAGCATAAGTCCATTTAACAAACTTATACCCAGCAGCCGGAACAGCCGTAAGTGTATTACTAGTTCCTTCTTGGAATGAAGCTGAACCATTTGTAACAGTACCACCGCCTGTTGGACTTACTTTCACATTCATTGTCACCATCTTAGCCGCAAACTTCGCAACCAACGCATGATTAGCTGTTATATTAGACAATGCATAAGATAAACTAGTGCTAACCCGGGTTGCTCCTTCATACCATCCATCAAACTGATAACCCAGTTTAACGGTAGCTGTGACGGTTGCACTACCACCATAATTTACGGTTTGTGTTGCCGGAGAAACAGTTCCCTGATTAGTATTATCACTGGTAGCGGTAATAGTGAATGTTTTAATAGTCGCCTTAGCGGTAAGCGTCATATTACTTGTCACATTAGTCGGACCATATTTCAAAGCCGTACTAACACGTGTCGCGCCATTATACCAACCATCGAAATTATAACCTGTAGCAAGTGTTGCAGTAGAACCCGCAGCATTTGAACCATGTGAAACAGTTTCACTGGTTGGAGTAACAGAAGCTACCCCGGTTTCTTTTGTATATGTAACTACATAAGTATTTAAACCGAATGATGCTGCATACGTTGCATTTGCTGTAATATTTGTTAATGACAAAGTTGCTGTCTTAGTGCCATCACTCCACCCACTAAATGTATACCCGGTGCTTGCGGTTGCAGTAGATGAAGCCGATCCACCATATTCTACCCGAGCTGATGTAGGACTAACCGAACCACCCGTTCCAGCGGAGAAGGTTATTGTATACCACAACCTCTGGAATCTAGCAACCAAATTTCTTGGACCAGTGACCGTGAATGTATAAGAAGCTGCGTCACTAACTTTAGATGTTCCCTCATACCATCCTGCAAAACTATATCCTGTAGTAGAAGCTGCAACAACGGTTGCCTGAGAGCCATGTGTTTTTGTACCACCTCCAGATGTGGTACCACCTGTATCACCACTCACCCAATCACCACTTTCTGCAACACGGTATTGATTAGCCGTAGTAATTGAATAAGTTTTCAACTGAAAATTAGCCGTTAATGCCACGGCTCCATCAATAGTCCATGTTGCCGGATTAGTTGTTACCGGAGTAGTAACTCCATTTCTTACCCAGTTAATAAAATTATACCCGGTAGCAGGAGTTGCTGTGGTGACAACTGATGACCCATAGTCATAAGTTCCGGCCCCTGTAGCTGTTCCTCCTCCGGTTGGAGCTATTGTGATAGATAACGGATACCTATTTAAAGTCCGTTTACCTGTAGCAATAAAATTCCTATCGCTTGTGATATTCTCAACAACCAAACTTAAATCAGAACTGATTAGCTGTGAGCCAGTATACCAACCGTCAAAACTGTAGGTGTATTGTACTGTATTATCCGGTAATACTGCCGTATTGGTGGCATTTTTACCATAAATAACAACTTCCGAATTTTTAGCAATACTTTGTACAAACTCATTTTTAGAATAAGTGATATTCCATTCAGACGGAGCCTGACTTACATTCACTACCTGACTGGGTGTGGTTGAATTTGATGTTTTAATCTCAAATTTTCCACTTTTAGCACCTATTGTATTTTTAGGTACAGTTACCACAATACTAAATGTGAATTCAGCCGATGCACCGGGGTCCCCTTGTATAGGAGAATTTACAGCTGCACTGAGTGATCCATTAATAGTGTAACTACTAGGAACCACAAACTCTATTTCACTACCTGTGGCAGTCTGAAAAATAAGAGTTTGTGCATTACTTTTACCTGAAATGGTAATCTTACTTTCTGTAAAAGGGCATGAAAAAGATAAACTGTCTAAAGTAACATATTCGGAGGTTGGCTTCTGATTTACTTGGTATGACTTTCCTGAATTTAATCCAGGAACAACGGCTGTCACAGTAGTTGAACGCTGCACCCTCCCTTTGTGAGGGGTGCCTGAATTCTGTACTGTGGCATTGCCTTCACCCGACATCGGGTAAACTGTTAACCAATCCGCTTTTGCCATATTTTTAACTTAAACTCCATTCAACATTAGAAGTAATTCCAAACGTTTTGGTTTCCTCTTCTGATCCAAAACTAAGAGCATCGGGATCAACATCAATGAAATTAATTTTTGCTGTCAAACTTACCGAAGCCGTAACGGTAAAACTATAGGTAGCATTTTCACTAACCTTAGAAGAACCATTATACCAACCGTTAAACACATCTCCTTCTTTAAGAAGGTTACATTTGGCAATCACTTCATCTCCAACATTCACTTCTGCTGTGGCTGTAGAACCTGCCACTCCAGAATTGATTTGAACCGTTCCTCTGCTTGTAACATCGGAATTGACAGCCAAAGAAATTTGAAATGAACCTTTTGCAATACTCCTCAACAGAACATAATCTATATCGTCATATTCAGTTAAAGAAGATTCATCGAATTTTCCTGTAGCTATCAAATCTTTCTTACGCACGTAATGCGTTGGAGGCACCCCAATATCACCGGGGGTTATTCCAACAA